TTCATCAACGACAGGATTATCAACAACAGGAATTACTGTTTCATCAACGAGAGGATCATCAACGACAGGTTTTTTAGAATTTGTATCTTTTTCTTTTTGATTTTCTTTAAGTAAACTCAATAACTCCTTTTTAAGTTTTATATCATTTGGTTGACCACTAATATTAAATTCGTCAATTAAGGTTTGAGATGATTTTTTCCCCTTTAAAACTTTATCTTTTAAAAATTTTTCAATAGTTTGATTTTTATATATTTCTGAATTATCTTTATAAAATTTATATAATTTGTTAAATTCTGATTGTAAATCTTCTATTTTAGTTTCCTTCTTCGCTTTTGATTTTTTACCACCATAAGAGGTTTTTTTATGTTTTTTTAAAGTTTTATATCTTAAATTTAGAGAATGTTTATTATGTCTAAATGTTTTTCTTCTTCTTATTATAGTTCTTTTATTTTTATTAATTTTATGTTTCCGTGTTTGAATGTTATTTTTTAACAATTTTAGTATCTTAGATTTTGTTAGGTTCATCTAATATAAATTAATATTATATTAATAATATTATAATATATTATTAATATAATGACATGTCCTAATGCTACATCACCTATTGATATAACAAATAATTATGATTCTATTTGTGAATTAAAGTGTGAATATAGTTTTAATTATCCATTAACTACCTTAAATTTAACAAATAAAGGTAGTTACATTTATATGACAACTGAAAATACAAATACTCCACCAGTTACATATAATTCCAATAAATATAATGTAAAAGAAATACGATTGTATAGAAATTCTTTACATACTTATTCTGGTAAAAAAAGTGATGCTGAATTAGTTATAGTGCATAATAATAATGCTGGAAGCGGTAATCTTTTGGTTTGTGTACCAATTGTAATTGGATCATCTAACGCGGAAACATCTTCATTTTTTGATTTTTTAATGAATCAAATGTCTGCTACCGCAAATTCTCAAGGGAAACAAACAAGTTTAACAAATTCAAATTTTTCATTAGATAAAATTGTTCCTAAGAAACCTTTTTTTTCATATAATGGAACATTACCATATTCGCCGTGTAATGGGTCATACGAATATATTGTTTTTAATAAAAATAATGCAATAACAATGAGTGATAAAGCATTCAAAATATTTAGCACAATGATTTCAGAAAACCCCTATACAACACAACAAAATAAAAATGGATTATTCTTTAATAAAAGTGGACCTATTTTAAAAACAGGAACTTCTAATGATGAAATATATATAGAATGTCTTCCAACTGGTTCATCTGGAGAGATTTTAATAAAAAATGAAACATTAAATAATTCAACAATGAATGCTATACTGCATAATCATCTATTAAAAGAATTATTTAATAGCAGTTTATTTAAAACTATATTTGGAGTAATTATTATTTTATCTTTAATATATGGTGTTCATTTTTTATTAAGTATCTTATCAAATCCAAATAAAACAGGCGGTGGCATAGGTAATAATGTATCTGTATCAATTACAAAAAATGCACAAGGCGGCGGACATGGTTATAAATCAGTTTTTAATCATAAGTAATTGAGAATTTTAAAAATAATATTAAATTTAATTCACACCAACATAATCTAATGGCGCAGCATCATGGAGAGAATCTAAAACAGGCAAATAATTCATATTCGGTGCATCGTCGTGTTTAATAATAGGTGCCATTTGTGCAACAACTTCTTCTTCTAAAGTAACAGGGAACTCATTATATTTAGAAAAGTCAATTATTTTTGATTGTTCAGACGGTAAATAATTTTGCATGCCATGAGCACCTTTAATATACGTATTATTTACTAAAATATTATAAAGAAAAATAAATGCTATAATAAGCATGATTCCCTTTAATACATTATTAAATTTCGCAGAACTGATTAATTTATTCAAATTAAAAATTGCCATTTATTTGTATATAACATAATTGTATATTTTATTTTACTATTATATAAAATTATTTCTCTCATATCTCATATTATTTTATGAAATATTTTATATGATTTTTCTATATGATTTTTCTATATGATTTTTCTATTTGAAAATGTGAATATTAATTATAAATTGATTTAAAACATTCTAAATACAATTAGTGTTAATATAGTAATTATATTTAGAATGACTACAACTAATACTAATACGACTAATGCTAATACGACTAATACTAATACGAGTAATACAATAAAGGAAGAACTCCAAATTTCAAGTTATATCGGGTTCAAAGGATATTCTATTTATAAAGACTATATTGATGAAAAAGAATTAAAAATATTACGTGAAGATATGACTGTTCGACCATATATGCCTAAATCTCCTATTCAACCACCTTCTTTTCAGATTTATAGAGAATCAAAAACTAAAATATATATTCCTCGGAATTATGGGATCCTTAATTATGGGTATCCAGATGTAGTAAGAATTCCAAAAGGACATGATATTAATATATCATTTAGTGGAGACTTGAGAGATTATCAAAAAAATATTGTTTCCATTTACATTAATTCAGCAAGTAAAAAAAATAATGAAGGAAAAGAGTTTGGGGGTGGAGGGTTACTTGAAGTTCCGTGTGGAAGAGGAAAAACAGTTATTGCTTGTAAAATTATGTCAGAATTAAAAAAGAAAGCATTAGTTATCGTTCATAAAAGTTTTTTAGCAGACCAATGGATTGAACGTATCTCGCAATTTCTTCCGACCGCTCGTGTTGGAAAGATTCAAGGACAAATTATTGACATTGAAAATAAAGATATTGTTATTGGTATGTTACAATCGCTTTCTATGAAGGATTATCCAGATGATATGTTTAGTAGTTTTGGTATTACGATTGTAGATGAATGCCATCATATTTCATCAGAAGTATTTAGTCGTTCTTTACAAAAAATAATTACCTATTATACACTTGGGTTAAGTGCCACAATGCAAAGAAAAGATGGATTGACAAAAGTATTTAAAATGTTCTTAGGTGATATTATTTATCATGAAAAACGGGAATCCGATGATTCTGTCCTTGTAAAAGCAATTGAATTTAAAACGAATAATGAAGAATTTAATGAAACCGCACACGATTATCGCGGAAATCCTGCTTACAGCACTATGATTTCTAAATTATGTACATTTAACCATCGCAGTGAATTTATACTTACCATATTAATAAAAGAACTTCAAGAAAAAGAAGACCAACAAATTATGATTTTGGCACATAATAAAAATTTATTAACATATCTTTATGACGCAATTAAACATCGTAATATTGCGTCAGTTGGTTATTATGTAGGTGGAATGAAAGAAGTTGAATTAAAAAAAAGTGAAGTTTGTAAAATTATTATTGCCACATACGCTATGGCGGCAGAAGCATTAGATATTAAAACATTAAGCACACTTATTTTAGCGACACCACGAACTGATATTATCCAAGCAGTTGGACGAATTTTGCGTGTTAAACACGAACGCCCATTAGTAATAGATATTATTGATTCACACGAAATATTTCAAGGGCAATGGCAGAAAAGATTGAAATTTTACATGAGTAATAAATATACGATTGTACATACAAATAATTATTTATATGAACAGAATAAATGGAGTGACCATCATACTAAACAGAAAAAAATAACAGATAAATCATTGAAGGGGAAATGTTTAATAACTATTTAATTATTTATTTAATTATTTATTTATTTAATTATTTAATTATTTAACATTTACTTTGAAATACAATTATTAATAGGAGTTAAAGGAGGAGGTGTTGCCAAAGCGCTAAGTTGATAATCTAATTTTGTATTGAATTCTTGTCCAAAAGAAATAGGAGTATTGCTATAAGGTTGTGGACCTTCACCACCACGATACTTGCGCTTTTTCATGCTCCGTCTTTTAGTGCCACGTTTTTTCATGCTCCGTCTTTTAGTGCTACGTTTTTTCGTGTTCCGTCTTTTAGTGCCACGTTTTTTCATGCTACGTTTTTTTATTCGCTTACCACCGATTATTTTTGAAGGAAATGCGTTGGCATCTCTTATAATGTCTTCTGTTTTATTTATAAAATGCGCAGCATGACCACTGTTAGGACCTATTAATTCTAATGGTGTTTCACCAATCGTAGAATAATTATTAACACCACCACCATTTTGCTTATAAACAGCATTTGCTGCCAAAATATTACAACTTGTTCCGGTGCAACCTACTCCTTTAAGTCCGGTATCAGATGAACTATAATTAGCAGGATTAAAAAGATTACCTCCTTTATGTTTCATTAAAGATTTACGCATTTATTATATATTATATGAATATTATAAATCATTATAAATCATTATGAATCAATCATTTTTGCTTCTTTATAAGTTATTAATTTAACATTGTTTGGTGTTTTAATAACGTTTACCGGTTCCCATTTTTTAACCCTTTTATTAAAAATACAATTCATAATATAGGTCTTATCTAAATTTACAAATTTATTTTCAGAAATATTTTGGAATTCATCTTCATCATCACTTTCTTCTAATAAATCTAAATTGGAATTTTCTTTTATACTTCTAAATAAAGTATTCATCATAACGCTACTTTTATAAGTTGGAATTAGAGCAATAGTGTAAGAAATGTCTGGTTGGTTTGGATTATGACAATATAGATTATATATGTCTGAATATAATGTTGCTTTTACTTTGAAAATACCTTCTAAATTAATTCTCTGGTTTTTTGTTAGAAAAATGCCTAAACTTTCTTTTTTATTTTCATTATTATTAAGTTGAAATACTTTTATACCATATACTCCATACGGCAACGTATTGACGCATTCATTCGCTTGAGTATAATTCGGTTTAATAACAGGTATTCCAAATACAACACACTGTTTAGTATAACATTTTTGACTAATATGATTATTTAAAAATAAATTACCAATAGATTTAATTTTAGTTTCAAAATTAGATTGTTCAACACATTTTCCTTTATAATATAATAAATTTTCACACGAAAAATGTTTTCTTTCTTTAAATTCAAAAAGTGTTCCATACATTATTGTTCCTAACGCAACTTTATTGCTAAAAGATACAGGAAATACTTGAATATCGCTAAGTGTATTCATAAATTGTCCTTTTTCATTTACTTTAATAAAGAAGCAAATATTTTTATTTTTCCAAAATGTAAACCAGACAATCATTTTCTGTCCCTTTGGTAAAACCATAAACATATTGCCGTAAACTTTCGTATGTAAAACTGGTTCATATGAAAGTTCGATACTAGGAAATCTGCTCATTAATTGTTTTTTTTCTTCAAAAGATAACATTTTTATTATGTGTAAAAAAGATGAATAAATTAGAGTTATATATACTATTATTTAACCTTTAACTCTTTTTGAGTTTATTTTTATTTATCATACCCATTAGAAATCGTGTTTTTTATATTTTCAATATATTCAGGATTTGTTTTTGTTTCTTGTTGAACTTTTGCATTCTATATTTTTCATTGCTTCATGTATATTAATAATAGATTCTTGTATATTTTTTTGATAATTCTAATTAGGTTTTTGATAAATTAAGAATTTTATCTAAATTATAATTAATTATAAAAATTCGGAAAATTTACTAGAACATAATAATTCATTTGTAGAACCCATTACATTTGTAGAACCCATTACATTTGTAGAACCCATTACATTTGTAGAACCCATTACATTTGTAGAACCCATTACATTTGTAGAACCCATTAC